TCCCCCCTTGTTTGTGAAAATTAAGTTATTATGTAATAGCAGTTCACCATGTGTGATAGATGTTAATCGGTTCACCACGTGTGATAGATGTCTATACCTGTGACGGGATTTTCACGTTATGGCTTGTAGCTCTTTCGCATTTGCTTGAATTATCTTTCGCATCTGCTTGAATTCCTTTGCAGAATATTTGTTTTTACAGCCCCCGCGACACCCTGAAAGAAGGGGCGTCTGATCGTGCAACAGTGACTCCGGTGAAGAGGACCGGCCTGCTTGGGAGAAGCACACAACCTTAACTCAGCTTCGGCTGTTTATGATCCTGGTTTTATGAATACTTTAGCCAGTGAAGATGACTTGTCATATCGTCCTTGACGGTCTACTAAACTTCAAAAATTAAATGTATAGTTTGCTCACTTTACGAGACTTTTGAGTGATCTGTTTGGCATATACACTTACCTTTCATGGACATACCCTGATGCTTTATTTGATAAGGATCTCGACGTACTGAGAACTTAAATGATATGATAGTATCCGGTCCCTGAGTCATGGAAGCGGTGTCCGCTACTCTGGGAGGTCAGCATAGATTGCATACCCCAGTGACATATGGAAATATTTGTCTCAACTGACTTTTACCCCTACCACGATATGTTTTATTCAACAACTTCAACACCCAACCAAGAGAGTATGATGCGCCGAGTTATTGCGCGTGCGAGGAGAGAGGCAGTGAGGCCTGAAGAGAATGCGGTCAGCGGGACGAAGCTGATCAAGATCGCAGAAGAGCTGCGATATTTGTGTCTGAGTCACAGCTTGCACTGTGAAAGACGTCTCCTTCGGGAGGTACCACCTGTTGGTGATCGAGTGCGTAGTGTTAAAGCTATGTGCAAGGACGATCCTGATGGGTGGTGTGAGGGCATAGCCCTCTTTAATCGGATGTCCATTCGGTTACAGGGAAACTTGTTACCTGATGTTATTGGGCATCCCGATTTACAGTCAAAAGTAGAGGACCTGCTCCTCTGCGTTATGGCTTTTGCCTCATGTTCCACTTTAAGTGGACGATGTGCTGTAATTTTGCAGTTCGTCAAAAACGTGTGTGAGGCACCTTGGACCGTGATGAAAGAGATATACAGTGAAATTAGTTCACTAATCTTTGAACCTGTAAGTGTCCAATCGGGGTTGGAATCCACAACCCCCTTCGCCGATGAATATAATCATTGGTGGAAAAATTTCTCAAATGGAGAGTTTTTGCAGGCTATTGTTAAAGTGCTGATGTACTTGGTCAGTTTGCAATTGTTCCCAAAGGATGGTCTTTGGAAGAAGGTTACGACCTTTCTATCTTCATATGGGTGTACTTCTATTTTTGCTGCTGGTGATGTGATAGGCTCTGTCTTGAATATTTTCGAGATCATAGTCACAAAATTTCGCCAGTATATGGAAACTGGATCTCTTTATGGGATCTTTCATAGTGAAAATGAGTACAAAAAATGGGACGTTAAAACTACTGAAGCTCTATTTGATTATAGGTGCTTACAGTTGCGATCACGCGACATTGATAAGCACGGCCTATTGGGTCGTCTTCGCGATTTGCGTGACGATGGATGTCTCATGGCAGATTATGTGCGTCGCACTACGAAGGTCAAACACGATGATAAGAGTGTTGTTATGCTTCAGAGACGTATTTTGGATCTGGAGTCTGCATATGCAGACCTGTGTGTCAAATTGGACGCACATAAACCAAGGAAACAACCCCATGCTTTACAAATTCTTGGCAAATCTTCAGTTGGTAAATCATCATTCTTACGGATGGTGTTTGCCCATGCTGGATATGTGCTTAAAAAGGAGAAACGTGGTTTCGAACAGATGTTCACACGTAACCCACAAAGTGAGTTTTGGGATGGATTGGATCCGCGGATGTGGTGCATAGTCATGGATGATGCGGCTCAACATAAGAGCTCGAAATTGACTAATGTAGACCCAACATTGATGGAGCTGATACAGCTCATCAATACAATTCCCTATTGTCCACCATTTGCAGGTTTGGAAGATAAGGGAAAAGTGCCATGTGAACCTGATGTGGTTTATGTGACGACGAATGTGGATGATTTGAACATCCCATTGAACTTCAGTTGTCCTTATGCTGTGGCTCGACGAATGCCGTATCGTATCACTCTAGAGGTGAAGAAAGAGTACCGTCGACCCAACTCACATGCGTTGGATGGATCCAAAGTGGACACTACTAAAGCCTTTCTAGATATCTGGGATATCACTGTACATGAGGTCGTTGTTGATGTTAATGACGAAAAAAAGAACTGTCAAAATTTTGTGTTTAAGGAAATAATGACAGGTGCAGGCGTAGGAGGCAAGTGGTCCATGGGACCATTTCTCAAATGGTATGGCAAAACATTACTGCAACATATGGAGAATCAGGAATTAATGGTCAGTTCGGCTGATCGGATGACAGGAGCGACATATTGCGATGAGTGTTGTCTACCAACTGATCTGTGTGAGTGCAGTGACGCGGATTCGGACGAATCGTACGAGGATTCGGACGCATCGAACGATGATGAGGACGATGTGTCCATGCAAGCGGGATGGGACTCCCTTACGAACCGTACTAAAGGATATGCTTATGGTGTCTTTGCAGCAATTGTGATGGATACTATGTATCGTCTTTTTAAAGGTATAGTGATCACAGAGGGAGATCTGCTAAATGCAGTGGCTCAAGGTGTCGGGAATTGTTTATATGATTTCATACGCCACGTATTGATCCATCTTGCAGAGAATGCAGTCATGGCTGGTGTCCTTATTTGGTATGTCAAAGATGATATTCCAGACATTGCAGGACAATTAATGACCCTATTCCTTAAAGAATGTGGTCTTAAAGGTCGTGATGCGTTGATGAGCATAAAAGAGTGGGCTATCCAAAAGAAGGATAATGTTGTTGAGTTCGTAGAGGATTCGATATCTGAACTTGGCCGACTGTGCGAAACATCACGTTCACGCTGGTTGTACTGGGTACCATTGGTTGCAGCTATAACCGCTGCCGTCTCTGCATGGAAAGTTCGTAGAATTTTTATGCAGGGACAAGCAGAATCACTGGGTGTGCGACCGGCATCTAAGAATGAGTACGAGAGTGTATGGAAGAAGGAAGAATATCCTTTAAGTTCTTTTGATGTCCCCCGGGCTACTGCCTCATTTAGAGGTAAATCAATCGATGATGAGTCTCTTGTCAAGTACATCTCTAAACGTGTAGCCTATTGCATCTTTGAAAACAAAATGTCCCCCGGAATGGGGAAAAATTCAAAGGTGATCTGTTTGCACGGGAATGCTTTTCTGTCTTGTGAACACACCATTCCCATTCTTGATGACGATTCCATTATGGGTCGTATGGTGTGGGAAAAGAACGGACAGGGAGTCACTGTCAACAGGGATATTCACATTGGACGATCCAACATGATTAACGTCGGAACGGATCTGTGCCTGTTCATATGTGAAGAAAATCAACCTCGAGCTGATGTTCGGGACATGGTAATGCCACGCGTTTTCATGAATCAGGGCCCCTTTGATGGGATATTGATAGGTCGAACGAAGGATGGCGAAATTAGTACCAACAAATGGTACAACATCCAATTAGACACTTATTCTTACAATGGTGAGAAACCCTATAAGGCGTGGAAGTGCTCACAAATGGAGCGCCCAACTGTAGATGGTGATTGTGGATCGGTCTTGGTCGTAATGACCGGAGCGGGACCCATGATAGCTGGAATTCACAGAATATTGGTCAAATCAATCTTCGGTGGCTTCACGGCATATGCAACATCGATACTGCGCGAACAGTTAGATGATGTTTACAAGCAAGAGGGTCTGTCTCGTCTTGTGTCCAGTGGTGACGTGCGAATGGACTCTCCGTCCTCAAACACAGGTCCACTAGGGCCCTTACACCCAAAAGCTACATGCAGATATGTGCCAGATGGTACTGCTGAAGTATATGG